TGAGTCTTTGCTTTGACCCGCGCTGATTGTGGGCGCTTTTTGCCGCCTCGCATTTGCGCATGGATGGCCCGCATTATCCACTCAGCCCATCTGTGGTCATAGCCCCATTCCTCTGTCCATTCCTTGAGAGACTCCCAAAGTGGAAGAAACTGTGACTGATCAAACATGCTGTAGTCTGCCTCGATGTTTCCTTTATCAAAAGGAGGTTCGCGGTCACCGCATGCTATTGCCAGGGTGTCATCGCAACTCACCATGACCAGTGGACAGCTTCCTTGCATAAGTTGTCCATAGGAATTCATGTGTTCAGGATCTGCTCGCACTATGCAAAAGCGGACGGGTCTCCCGTCCACCATTGTCACATTGCGTCCATCAAAGTGGAGTTTGGCCACTCTGGTTAGTTCCCTCGCGATTTGCATTGTCACATTTTGGTAATCAGTCGTAAGAGCTGTCACTAGTCTGGGTTTCACTCCGTATTGATGATCTGGACTCGCGTCCAAATTCACGGATGTCTTCAGTTGTTCATTCCATTTTTCTTGGATATGTTTTCGGAACACTTCATCCCCTTGCTCAAGTCTGCTCAGAGTTTGGAGATAATTTCTTCCTTTGGAAGATCCCATCTTTGCTGCACACTCCTCATGGGAGGGCAGATCTGACGGATTCAAAGGTTGGTTTTTCATCCATTCGGACGCGTAGCTCACATTTTCTCGTATGATTTCGTAAAACAGACGTTCAACAGTTCTGTTTGCCAGATAGCCATTGGTCGGATCTTTGTATCCTCTCCGTAACAAGGCCATGGCCAACGTAGCATTCCCATTTCTGGGCTGCCACAGAAAGCCATTGGTCATCATGGTTGGATACGCAAATTCAACTTCAGCTGCTGCATTACAGTCATTACACTGGCCGAGATGGTCGCAGGTGCAAGTTTCAGTTGTCCATTCTTGAAGCACTGTCATGAAATCGCCGAGGCTGAGTTTCTTACCGTCAACAACCCACCTCATCGTGTTGATGTAATGAGTTAGATTCGTCGGAATGACGTATTGAGGAAGAAAACTCCGGAGTCGGTGAATGCCGTTTTCCCACAAATCAAACACACCTTGTTTTGTTTCTGTGGTTTTGTTGCGTGCCCAGGCATGGGCCCAGTCTGCGAATTCTTCCACTTCCAGTTTCATAATCACAGCACAACGCTG